GATCCCACGAGTCGCCACGGGGATCCTGAAACGTGCGGATCTGGACGTGCGACAGGATGATGATCCACAGGCGCTGGGCGTGGCGGATCTGGTCGAGCTTGGCGAGCACCGACACGAGCTCCTGCTCGGCGATGGTGTAGCCCTTCCCGTATCCGTAGTCCTCGATGTTGGCCTTGCCGTCCCGTTTGCAGATGCCGTCGTAGATCATCCGCTCGAGCCAGTCGGCGGTGTCGATGACCAGCGACTTGTACTCGCCGGGGTTGGTCGCCAACTCATCGAGGAGGGCGTTGAGCTCCTGAAGGGAGCTTGGGGAGAATCGAGCGACGTGCTCGAGACCGGTCAGACCGTCCTCGCTGCAAACGAACAGCGGGTTCGGAGCCTGGGATGCGATCGTCGACTTACCGATACCTTCGGGTCCGGCGATCAGGATGCGGGGAGGGAGCTCGGCGTCGCCGCGCTTCACTTTAGCTAGGATACTCATTTCAGTTCTGTGTGTTTTTGAGGTGGTTGAAGTAGGCCTCAAGCCCGAGGTGAACCAACGTGCCCAGACGGAGAGCCTCGGACGCCTCATCGTCTTGGATTTTGCGGACCTGCTCTTCGTAGTGCAGGAAATGGTGGCGGGCGCATCGACGAAGCGACGACGACCGCGAATTGGTCAGAAGCTGGCGTTCGCCGTCTGACTGGATCTTGAGCTCGTTGTGAGCGGACTTGGTCTTGGCAAACCGGATGCCATCGACCGAGGCGCGGCCCGAGCAGAGATCGAAGAACTCGCACGTGCGGTTGTAGGCGTTGCACGCATTCGGATTGCGCGGCCACAACTGCTGCTTGCGGAAGTAGAGGATCTGCTGGCTCAGTTGCCAGGCGTCGCTCATGTACTCGAGAATGTCCGCGTCCAACCGAGCGACCTGCTTCTGAGCGTAGAAGTTGAACGGGTTCTCACGTAGAACCCCAAGAACACGGACCTCAAACTCTTCTGCAGTCTCCGGGCGAGCCTGAACGACGTAGCCGGCTTCAGTGTCACCAGTCTCACGCCACTTCTTGCCGTCCTTGGTCCGAACGCGGTTACCGTTCACATCGAGGACGATCTTCGATCCGGCCTCGTCGCGCAGCGGGATCTGCGACTGGCGTTGACCAGGCTTGCCCATCACATCGTAGATGACGCCGCCCACGTCCTGTCCGGTCTGCATTGCGCCCAGGAAGTACTTCGAGACCTGCGTGTCCATCCGAAGGCGGTCCCAGTAGTTCGACTCCGGTGCCACATCATCGCTAGTGGTCTTGTGCTCCAACACGATCAGCTTGCCGTCAGATCGACGACGCAGCAGAGCGTCCATCTTGCCCGCCTCAGAGAACGATCGGCTGGTGCCTTCGGTCTCAGGGTTCAGCAGTGGGAACGCGAACTCGCGCTCTACATCTACAATCTGGTAGCCGCGCCAATTCTCGCGCCACAACTCGTCGTACACAGTGACCATCGCTCGTGCCTTTGCAGCTGAGAACAGATCGTCACTCTTGATTGCCGTCAGTGCTACGGCCAGTTCCTCTCTCATGGTAGTATCTCGATTACCGTTTCTTCTTGGTCTTTTTTGCTGACCCTTTCTTGTCGAATTTCGAGGTCGATAAGGTCTGGAGAATCATCGCGCAGTACGCCCCCATATCGAAGGAGGTCGATGACGTACTTGGGGCACACATTGTCGGGATCGAGGAGCCTGCAGCGCCTGCTCGTAACCACGACTCGAATGCGCGTTTTGCCTCCTTCTTTTCTCGATGCCTCTGCCAGTGGTTCATTCCGAACAGTCGGTTGAGGCTTGGTAGTCGGTACTTGAGTGTGATCCTGATCCCCCCTGTGGGAACGCCGTTGAAGGAACTCGGCGAGTTGGTCTTCATTCCAGCGTGGCATTGGTCAGTTTGGCTAGGACGCTCGGCCAGTGGAATCTGAGGTCTCGGTTGTTGAGCTTGACGACAGGTATCTTCCCAAGGGCGGCGTATTTTCTCACCCTTCTCACGCTGTATCCGATCTTGTCGGCAAGTTCGGAAACCGTGATCAACCTTTCGGAATCCAGTGGATGTTCAGAGGTCTTTTTCATGCAGCAAATATGCACTCAAGATGCACTCAAGATGCACGCAGACTCCCTGTTGATCAAGTCAAATTTTTGAAAATCAGACGGAAATTATCGACGAGACAGGAGGTGCCGAATTTACGGACGATCCACCGCTGATTTCCTGGCGAAGCATGGGATATGTCATCGCGTCGAAAACGTGGATCAGTCCACGCGCAGTCTTCTTCGGCTTGAGTGGCTCGTCCTTGCGCCCCTCAAGCATCAAGAGCGTCTCCTGAACCCACGGGCACTGTGCTGACACCAGGATCGTGTCCTGGTGCAGCTTGCTCTGCATCATGCGGACGCGAGCTTCGATCGATCCCGCACCCTTCGGGCACCCGACCATCTTCATCTGCGGAAGATTGTGGATCAGGCCGGCTCGGTTGAACTCCTTCTCGAAGTCCCATGCGTCGTAGCTGCCTCCTCCACCGGGACGCCACTGGTTCACCGCAGAATCGTCAGCGATGTGCTCCCAGGCCATCTTCCTTCCCACCGCCTTGTTCCAGGCCAGTATCCGATCGACGATCTCGTTGGCCATGTTCTTGTAGAGGATCTTCTCGTTCAGGTGGCATATCTCGTCGAACACGATCCAGATTGACTCCTTCTCGAGCGGGACCAGCTGCATGAAAACAGCGGTCGAGTACACCTGACCGAGGTCGTATCCGATCGCGCACGGAGCCCATGGGACAGGTGTCAGTCCGGTTCCGAGCTTGAGGTCTCCGACGATGTGTCGGTCTGCGGCGTAGTGCTGCTTAAAGAGGGCTTCTCCTGTGGGTCTCTCGATCCACTTTCCTTCGATGAGCCGAGCCCTTTCGATCGGGTCTCCCTTGACAGCCCTTTCGAGTGTTTCCAGGTAGCTGGCCATCTCGGGCCGATGCGCGTTCTCTCGGAATGGGACATGGTAGACTGAGAAGTTTTTGTCTCGTTCTCCGGTTTCGTGGTTGAAGGGCTCCTCGAAGAACACCTGGTACACCCAGTTGCTCGGACCCTTGGGGTTGCAGGTCGCAACGTACTGCTGCGGCCCCTGGATGTGGCGTCGTCGATTCAGCTGTGCCGCGATAAGCGTGAAGTAATCGCGCCCATCGCAGTCGGTTAACTCATCGGGAAGGATGAAGGACGGGTGGATACCCTTGACGCGACCAGCGATCGCCTCGGCGTACGGGATAGCGATCTGGAGGATTGTCGACCAGCCGCCATGCCGGTTCGCCACCTTAAGGATTCTGTCCTTTGTGTTCGGATCGAGCTTCGATGGGATCCACTCCAGGCCTATACCCTCCTCCCATGACGGTAGGATCAGCGTCTCCAGGTCATGGATCACACCGAACTTACCAGTACGGATGGACGGCGTGACGATCAGGCCAAGGGCGTCCCAGTTCTCGTAGCAGTGCCGCACCATCTTGTGCTCGGCACCGATCGACTTGCCTGAACCCTTCTCTCCATACGCCAGGATGAACGGCGCGGTGTCGTTGAAGATCTTCAGCTGGGTCGGATTGAGATCCGGCATCCACGGCTTGTTCGATGCGGTGCGTGGCTTGTGGCCTGGATCGAAATCCAGTTCCAGTGAGGCTAGCGCCTCCAATTCATCTTCGCTTGTCTTAGACGGCATCGTTGACTCTCCTCTCCAGTTACCCTATTCCAAGGCAAACATACCTAGCAAGGAGCCAGGAAAAATATGAGCCCCAACAAAATGGTCATTTCCCTTGAGGGCAATGATGAACTGAAAGACTACCTCTCGAAGAAATCGCCTGGAGATACCTGCGAGTTCGAGGTCACCGCATCAATGGATGAAATGACGCCTGAGCAGGCCACATTTTCAATCAAGAGTGCTGAAGCGTACGCCGAAGAGGAGCAGTCCCCTATGGCTGAGGAGGAATCTATGGGGGAATCCGAAGCGGCCGCACCAGAAAAGGGGCCGGCCGCAGTGATGATCGCGTTTGCAAAAAAGAAGTGATCCGATCGTTTAAGGAAACCGAAAACCCATTAACTTACCGTGCGGTAAAACGATATCAACAAATTGGGGTATGGGACGGATGGGGCATCGAGCGTTTCAAGAAAGCGTGCCGACTGCTTGGCGAGACTCCGGAGGAGCTTGCAGTCTCATGCGCCATCAACATTCGTCAGCTTCGCCAATGGATGAATCACGGATTCTTTCCGTCTCACGCAGCACTACTGTTCCATATGCGTGAGCAGGACTGGTTTCGAGCCCAAGGACTCAAGAAATAATGCCACTCAACTACAAGCTGCTCAACAAATTCGGGACTCACGAGGATCGTCTTAAAGAGATCTTCACGGCGGCTCCGGAGCGGCTTCCTGCCGATGCTCCGAAAGAGCTTAGGGACAACGTCCTGGCCGACTACCGAGTCCGACAGAAGATCGAGGAAGTCATTGAGAACCGAATCGACGAGGCGATCCTGCAGACACTGCGGACAAGTCACCTGTACGCTGCCGTAGACCTCGCATGGGACTCTTCGACCATCACCCGTCGAACAATACCGTTGGTCCTATACGCCCAGAAACGCATCGACATGGAGCGGTGCGTTACTCAGCTGAAGGATCTCAGCTGCGCTGACCAGTTCGTGAAGTACGACGGCGGTCGACCCAAGGCGATCGACCTCCCGAAGTTTACCGAGGTCAACATCAACCTCCTACGGTCGATTATCAGCCGCCGTGTGGCCGCTCAGAGCGCCAGATTCACCAACCTCTACCCGTTCTTCAAGTTCGAGCCCCGTGGCACCTCCGAGGCCGACAAGCTGCGTGCCGATATCCTCTCACAGCGGATAGACATCATGGCGGATCAGTACGGATATCGCTCTTCACAGATCCAGTGGATCCGCGATATGCTTTTGTACCCGTACGTTGTCGCTTTCCCTGCGGCGAAGTGGGATCGCGAGATCGAGTGGTACGACGAGAATGACGACAAGGCAGAAGAGTTTCAGGACAAGGAGATTAAGCCGAAGAGTCGCGTGAAGCGGGAGGGTGTGCCAATGATCACGCCTCATCCAAGTCGCGTGTTCTACGATGTCGCTCACCCGATCCACTCAATCAACAGCGATAGTGGCTGTGAGTGGTTCGGATTCTGGGACATCTTTCGGTACTCACAGATCCTGGACAACCCAGCCTACTTCAACCGCCAGGACATCACTTACTCTCCCGACGCCACTTCCTGGTTCCAGTCGTACTCGAGCTACTTCAGTCAGTACTACACAAAGATCTCGCCACCGGTTAACAGCGAGGACATCGCCTCGCACAACGATCGAAAGGCGCAGATGGACCGGTACACGTCGCAGATGCGCGATTCTTCGGTCTACGTCACGCATCTCTACTGGAAGATCCGGCCGAACGAATGGCGCATGGGTGACTACCCGCACCCCGTTTGGCTGCACCTGGTGATCGCCAACTCGAAGAACGTCATCGCCGCCGAGATCATGCCCGACTGTCCGGGATTCGTGTTCTCGTTCAACACCAGCCAGCAACGTCTGGTTAACCTGTCGATGGCTCACGAGCTCCTTCCGTTCCAGGACCAGCTGTCGAACCTCTTCAGCCAACTGCTCGAGTGCGCGAAGCGAGACCTGTTCGGAATCGCGATGCTCAACCTCGATGCGTTCCCGGTGGAGAATGAGACCGCAAAGAAGGCGCTCGACGCATTCCGCGACGCGATGCGGAACGACAACTTCTTCGCGCAGACATCGATCCTAGAGGTGTCGCTCACGAAAATGCGCGAGCTCGGAGTCGACCTGGACAACGTATTCAAAATCATTCGCCAGCCTCCCAACACGAACCTCAACACGATCATCAACTCGATCAGCCAGACGATTATGATGGCCGAGCGGGTGATGGCGTTGTCTCCGCAGGAGCAGGGTCAGCAAAGCCCGCGTGAGACCTCCGCGACCGAGGTTCAGATTATTGCCGGCACCACTGAGAACATCTACCAGTTCATTTCCGACGCCGTCGACGAAGGTCGCTCCGCGCTGAAACGATATCTCTACAACGCCCTGATCAGCCTTGGCACCGAGGATATCTACCTGCCGGTGGTTAATCGGTATCGCCGCGACGTTGCTGAGAAGGCTGGATTCACGATCGCTGATGAGGAGTCTGCCGAGATGATGCCTGGATCGAACCCGATCCAATTCTCGGTGATCGGCACCAAGAAGAACTTGGTTGCTGAATATATCTTCAACAGCCGCGACGGTGCCGAGCGTGCGTCGAACATCCAGGGAGCCCAGACGCTCACCCAAATGCTCGGCGTTCTGATGCTGCCTGCAGTTCTTTCGATGCTGACTAAGGAGAAGCTCGCTGACATCATCAACACCATCATCCGTCAGTCTGGTGCTGGCGTGGACGTGACCGTAGAGCCTCCTCCTGGTGAGGGCGCTTCGCCTGTCATGGGTGCCCAGCCCGGGATGGCGGCAGCGATTCCAAGTGAGACTCTGCAGTCGCAGATTCCCACATCGTGATACTTAAGGAGAGGACAATGCCCAACGATCAGACACAGACAGCCGCCCAAGGCGACCAAACACAAACGCAACCTCAGTCTCGAATTATCGACGATCCTCTGCTGGCCTCGCTCGCAGAGGATCTATCGATTCTGGCTAAGACCGAGCAGGCAGTTCAGAAGAATGAGCCGCCAGAGATCAAGCCGGTCGAAGAGAAGAAGACTGACGAGACCAAGCAGGCCGATCAGAAGCCGGCAGAAACCAAGCCAGCCACCGTCAAGGCCGGCGTCAAGCAGCGCCCTGACATAAAGAAGGAGCTCGACGACGCTCTGACGCGCCACCTGGCTGATATCAAGACGCAGGCCCAGACGCAGACCGTTCCTGCGCTGCCTGATCCGAAGAAGACCGACGAGCTCGACATAACCGGCCTGGTCGACGAGCAGATCGAAGAGCTCGAGGACGCGAAGTATCTCGAGCAGAAAGATCCAGCCCAGAAGGGGTACTCCAAGAAACTTCTCGACTTCTACAAGTCGGTCGACAAGTGGGTTGATGACCACAAGGACGATCCTGATCGCACGTTCGATGAGAACGACGATGAGTTCACGACATTCATCCAGGAGAACAAGCCGAACTGGGCTCCTGGTCAGCGCGACAAGATCCGCAAGGCTCGCCTCATCGACGAGGCCAAGCGCGAAGCCCTCAAGGATCTGCAGCCTGAGATCGATGCGGCGAAGCGTGAGGCCCGTGAGGCTCGTGTCACACCTTTCATCGATCGAAAGGTAACTCAGTTTACCGAGTCGTTCGAGAAGGCTGCATCATCAGAAGATCCGCTCGAAAAGGATGTGTTTGGGCGCTACAAGGAAAGCGCCGTCGCTCTCGCATCGGACTGGGTTAGACTTGCCGAGGGGGTTGACGACATCACAAAGCCGAAGAACCAGGATCAGGCGGGCCGTCACAAGTGGCTCATGGAGTTCATCGGTCATCAGAGCGCGGTCTTCGATGCCAAGGGCGGAGAAAACAAGATCCGCGATGGACGTCAGTTTGTAACTCCAGTCAAGTTCGCTGAGCTAGCGTCCTCAGGGAAAGACACTTCAAGAGTGTGGACATTCAACAATGACGACGTGCTCACCATGCTGCAGACACACATGGTCGAATCTGCAAAATCACAGGTTAAAGCCGAGGAAGAGTCCGCTGTGAAGCGCGGCTTTGTAAGGCAGCGTCCTCAGGCCAATACCAAACCGGCAGAGGAACCGAAGCCTGTTACTGGTGTTCGCGCTTCGTCCAGCGCATCTCCTGGGCCTGTACCATCGAATCAAACTGATGATGGTCCTCATCCTGGAAAAGAGATAATCTCTATCCTTGGTCTGTAACATTAAGTAAAATACACAACACCCGCAGTGATTCCCGTAAAAAATCGGGCACTGCGGGTGTTTTCTTTTTACGGGTGTATCAAGGGGTGACGATGCGTGGCGAAAAGGACATAACCTATGCCCGCACAAACCACGTTCCCAGGCTTCAACGCCAATAACTGCACTCCGCTGTTCTTCGACGTTGATGGCTCCACCGGATGCTCCCTCACCCGGGCCGACATTCGTCCGTTCACCAAGGACGACTTCGCTGCCCAGGGTTTCAAGGAGGTCGGGATGGATCGCATCATCGCCCAGACCAAGGAGGCCCGCCTCGTCGGCGTCCCGCAGCGTTCGCTGATGGACCTGATTCTCTCCCGCCACGCCCCCATCAAGGAGGGCTCCCCTGGAAAGGATCAGTCGATCATTGCTCCATACCGTCTGGTGCCTCGCCGCCACATGGTCAACATCAACTACTTCCTGATCAGCGCGGGCTCCGCGAGCGCCCCGAACGATCCGGCTTCCGCGTTCCCGACCGGACTCCCGGCTACGGCCTGGTATCTGACCGTGACCGCTTCGACCGGCGGCTTCGGCAGCGCGATCAAGAACATCGAGAAGTACTTCCTCCCCGGAATGTACCTCTCGGTTGAGACGACCGCTCGTCACGTTGGCGCTGCCTGGCAGACCTTCGTTGGTGGTGGCAACATCGACCAGGGTCTGATGAACCAGTACCGCGTCGTCGGTGCTGTCGGTAAGACTGGCGACTCGAACACCGCCTACGTCATCGTTGCCCCGACCGAGTTCCAGTCCTACGAGGCTTCCGCTTCTTCGTGGGCTACGTTCAAGGCGAACACCAGTGGTTCTCCGTCTCCTCAGGCTCGTGCTGCTTCTGTCGAGGTCACCAAGGGCACCGCCTTGATTATGACCAACTCGGTCAGCGACAAGGAGGCCTGGTGCTACCAGCAGCCGGCGATCAACAATCTCGGACTCATTGAGTACTGGCGTCAGACCTACCGTTGGACGCATCAGTACAACGACGAGTACCTCAAGGCGCTTGAGGCCCCGCTCACCAGCGAGTTCTTCAAGAAGTTCCGCACCCTCCCGATCGCCGAGCAGCGCCGGCAGCAGGAGATGATGATGCAGAAGTGGTACTTCAACACCGTGTTCTACGG